CTCGCGGTATAGGTAGCCAATGAGTACGGCTGAGGCAGAAACTAAACCGCCGCTGTTGGGGGCTTTGTACCCACGCCTTCACACACCCTGGTTACACACCAAAACCCGGGGCGGTGAAATTGCTGAATTGGCTGAGCGTATTGGCCAACCGCTTTTACCCTGGCAAAAAATAATTCTTGATGATATGTGTGCCATCGATGATGAAGGCAAGTTTATTAAGAAGTCGAGTTTGTTCATCTGCGCCCGGCAATCGGGCAAAAGCCACATGCTGCGCATGCGTGTGCTGGCAGGCCTATTTTGCTTTGATGAGCGCAACATATTGATGATGTCTAGCCAGCGGCGCATGGCTGAGCGATCGCTAGAAATTATTGCCGATATTGTGGCACGCAACGATTTCTTACTAGCGCAGGTAAAGGATGGCAAGATTGAGTCTGCCTACCGTAAGAGCAACGGCAAAGAGCGCCTGATCCTAGAAAACGGCGCTGTACTTGAAGTGGTTGCGGCAAACTCAGATAGCAGCCGTGGTTTAACTGCGGATGTGCTTTGGATCGATGAGTTGCGCGAGGTAAACGAAGCCGCGATGGATGCCAGTAAATCAACTACCTTAACGCGTTTGAATAGTCAGCGATTTTACACATCGAACGCCGGGGCAGCCGATAGCGATGTGCTGTTACACATGCGCGAAAGATCGATGGCCAAGCCACCTAAATCACTTGGCTTTTACGAATATAGCGCCAGTGAAAATTGTGATATTTGGGATAGGAACGCCTGGGCGCAGGCCAATCCATCGTTAGGGCTGTTGATTAGCGAGGAAGCCATTGAGGAAACGATTGCAACTAGCACAATCATGGCAGCGCGTACTGAAACTTTGTGCCAATTTGTAAACACTGGCATGACTAGCCCCTGGACTCCTGGCAGTTGGGAAGATTTGGCCGATGCTGAAATGGTTATGACCCCAGGCATGCAAATGATGTTTGCCTACGATGTAGACCCACACACACGGCGATCTGCCAGCCTAGTTGCTGGTGCTTTGCTACCCGATGGTCGTATTGGCCTAGCGTTGGTCAAAACATGGGAAAGCGAGATAGCGGTAAACGAGTTACAGATAGCCGTAGACATAAAAGCGGAAGCCGATAAGTGGCAACCAAGATTAATTTTGCATGACTCCTATACCACCGCCGCTATTGCCGAACGCTTAAAGAATTCCGGGCTTATGGTCGAGGCCTGCGTAGGGGCGCAGTTTTATACCGCGTGCAGCACTTTTAAAGATGCGATTGATAACAAACGCGTTGTGCATGGGGTGCAACCTGAGTTGGATCAGCAAATGCTCAATGTGGCTAGCAGTAGTAAAGACTCAGGCTGGCGTATTGTGCGCAAAAAATCACAGGGCAGTGTGGCCGCCCCTATCGGTATGGCGATGGTTGTATTGCACCTTTCAAAGCCAATTAGTGAGGCCAAAATCTACATTTAGACACGCCGCAGGCATCCCTGTTTGGTGCTTTACAAACTGAGAAAATTGTGGCATGGGATTACTGGAAACCTTTGGCATCCGTAGTAAAGACAAAGTGCAGATTGATGCACAACTAGCCCCTGCCATTATGTCCGACCGTTTTGGCGCAGGCCAATACAGTTACGGCGGCATGTATAACAATGGTTACGGCGCAGGTTTTATGGATCGCGCTACTGCGCTCCAAGTTAGTACCGTATCAAGATGCCGTAATTTAATTTGTGGCGTTATTAGTTATTTGCCTTTGGAGTTGTACAAAAAATCTACAGGCCAGCAATTACAAAGTCCACTATGGCTAGAACAGCCTGATATTCGCCAACCGCGTGCAGTAACACTTGCTTACACCATTGATAGTTTAATTTTCTATGGCGTTGCATATTGGCGCGTAACCTCATTGTATGCAGACGATGGCCGCCCTTCAGGTTTTGAGTGGGTAGCAAATACTCGCGTAACAGTTACAACAGATGCTATGGGTTATGAGGTTGCGTACTACGCAGTTGATGGCAAGCAAGTGCCAATGTCCGGTATTGGCAGTTTAGTTACATTTCAATCTTTGCTACCTGGTGTTTTAGAAACTGGTGCGCGCACAATTCAAGCCGCATTAGATGTACAAAAAGCAGCGGCAGTTGCAGCGGCCACACCAATGCCTACCGGGATCATCCGCAATCAAGGCGCGGATTTACCTGAAGCGCAGGTGCAAGGTTTATTGGCAGCCTTCAAATCGGCACGCCAAAATCGCAGTACTGCTTATTTGACTAGCACTTTGGATTACCAAACAGTTGGCTTTTCACCTAAGGAAATGACCTACAACGAAAGCAGCCAGTACCTTTCAACGGAAATTAGCCGTTTAATGAACATCCCGGCCTTCATGGTTAGCGCCGATATGAACAACAGCATGACTTACCAAAATGTTTTGGATAGCCGTAAAGAATATGTCGCTTATTCGCTGCAGCCGTTTATTTGTGCAGTGGAAGAAAGACTTAGCATGGATGATATAACCGCACATGGTAATGTCGTTAAGTTCAACATCGATGAGACATTTCTACGCGCAGATACTATGGCGCGTTTGGATGCTATCGAAAAAATGCTAACGCTTGATTTAATTGATGTTGAAACTGCACGCGAAATGGAAAACATGAGTCCGTATGGAATAGGAGATAAAGATGCTTTTAACATTTAGCGCATCTATTACTGCAAGCGATGGCGAAAGCCGCATGATCGCTGGCAAAATTGCACCGTATGGTGAAGTTGGCTATACCAGCGCAGGTAAGGTTGTCTTTCAAGAAGGCAGCATAAATATCCCTAATGTGGACAAAGTTAAATTGCTAATGTCGCACGACAACTCAAAAGTTGTAGGGCGCATGCGTAGTGTTGAGTCAAAAAAAGACGGCATGTATGCAAGTTTTTCTGTAAGTCGTAGTACAGCCGGTTCAGATGCAATTTTGCTAGCCCAGGAGCAGTTGATGGATGGCCTATCCGTTGGTGTGGAAGTATCTGCATCAGAGCCAAAAGGCGATTATCTCCTGGTGACGGCTGCTACTTTGCGCGAGGTGTCGCTTGTTGAGTCAGCGGCATTTTCGTCAGCAGCCGTGCAAAGAATTGCTGCGCAGGCAGAAATTGTGGATGCTGAAGTATCTACAACAACAAAAACCAGCGTAACAACAAGTACCACAACCAGCACAACAACCGAAACCGAAACCGAAACAGAAAGCGAGGCCGCTGTGACTACAGCCCCCGAAACTCCAAACGAGGATCAGACCGAGGAAGTGGCTGCAACAACAGTAGAAGCAGCGCGCAAAATCATCCGACCTTCAGTACTAAACAGCCAAACAGTACGCACACCTATTACATCAATGGGTGCATATACAGAGCATAAAATTAAAGCAGCACTTGGCAACGAGGACTCCAAACTTTATGTAACTGCAGCCGATGATAGTTTTTCAACTAACCCGGCATTTAACCCAACCCAGTACCTTTCAGAATTCCCAACTAACACACGCTTTGGCACACCTGCCATTGATGCTTGTTCACAGGGAGTTTTGCCAACTAGCGGCATGACTATAAATGTACCTTCATTGGTTACATCTGCAGGCGGCGGTACAGGAGTAGCGCCTAGCGTTACTGTTGAAGCCGAAGCAGGAGCAGTAGCAAATGTCGGTATGGAAACTGCCTACCTAACAGGTACAGTATCTAAGTATTCAGGTATGAATACACTGAGCGTTGAATTGCTTGAACGGTCTGACCCAAATTTCTATGCGGAATTGACTCAACAACTTCAGAACGCCTATTTAACACGACTTGATACAACTGTACTTGCTGCACTTGTTGCTGCAGGCCAGTACTCATCAGGTTGCGATGCGTCATCTGATGGTGTTATTGAATTTGCTAGCGATGCTGCTCGTAAGGTTTACGAAGCAACAGGATTTTTTGCAAATAACTACATCGCCAACGGATCACAATGGCAACTTCTCATGGGGTCTACAGATAACACAGGCCGCCCAATTTACTCAGCATCACAGCCAATGAACGCAGGCGGTCTAGTACAGCCTGGTTCAATCCGCGGTAATGTGCTTGGTTTGGATTTGTATGTGGACAAGAACTTTGCAGCCACTACAACTGTTGATGACTCAGCGGTAATCCTTGCACCTGAAGCATTTACCGTATACCGCAGCGCGACAAATTACATGAGCGTTAATGTCGTAAGTAATTTGCAAGTCCAGGTGGCCATTTATGGTTACATGGCAACTATCGCCAAGATGCCTAACGGTATCGTTAAGTTCAACCTTAACTAAATCCCTAGAAGTCGGTGGGTCATTAGCCCTTTGACCCACCGACCCTAACAAGTAAAGGAGTACAAAATGCCAGCCACTTATGTAACCGTTGCAGAACTGCGCGCTAATTTAGGTATTGGCACTTTGTACACCGATGCAACGCTAGATGAGGTTTGCCAGGCGGCGCAGGATCAAATCAACTCCTTCCTTTGGTTTGACTCAGCGCCAGTTGTGGGAACGGCACTGGTATCAAATGTTGCAACTGTTATGTTGGCCAACCCCGGTATATTTACAGTTGGGGAAACAGTAACGATTGCCGGGGCTGGTTCAACATTTAACGGTGTTTACACAATCACAGGCACAATCCCATTTAGCACAGGCACAACAAACATTTTGCCAGCGTTTAATTTGCAATTAAGTTATTGGCAAAATCCTGCAGGTTACAGTTTTATCCAATATGCAAAAACCGCTGCTAATCAGAATTTTAGGCGCGTACTGCCTTATGGCACTGCCGAAGGTGCAGACACAAAAACCGCTACTTATGTAAACACAGCCAGCGTGCGCGAGGCCGCCATGATTTTGGCAGTTGATATTTTTCAAGCCCGGCAGGTTAGCCAAACTGGTGGCGTAAGTGTAGATAACTTTAACCCTAGCCCCTACCGCATGGGCAACACCATGATTGGCAAAATCCGAGGCCTGTTAGCGCCTTACATGTCTCCAAATTCGATGGTTGGTTAAACATGCCCGTAGCAATCACAGCACTGCGATCAACGATAGCCGCCGCACTAGCAAATAACGGCGTATGGCAAACATTTAGTTACCCACCTACAACAGTTTTGGCCAACTCAGTAATTGTATCTGCGGCCGATCCATATATTGTGCCTGCAAATGGCCGATATAACGGCGCAGCAATACAACCTATGGCCAACTTTCGAATAACCATGACCGTGCCAGCCTTCGACAATCAAGGAAATTTTGCTGGCATCGAGGATACGATGATTGCAGTTTTTAATAAACTTGCAAACAGTGCGATCCAATTTAGCGTTACCACAATATCTGCGCCTACAGTACTAAACGCAGATAGTGGCAGCCTGCTTATGGCAGACCTTCAAATAACCGTACTAACAACATGGAGTTAAAAATGGCAGATCAACAGATAACCCCGGCAGATATTGAGGTTTTAAAAAAACTTGGTCTGCCAATCCCAAACGAAACACCGACCAAAAAGAAGGATGAGGAATAATCCGTGGCAATTTATTTAGATAATCAAGTTGGCCTGAAAATTGCCACAGTTGATTTAAGCGAGTATGTAACATCAATTACGCTTACCCAAACCTTTGACGAAGTAGAAACCACCAGCATGGGGGCGGCTGCACATCAATTTTCAAAAGGTTTGGAAGCCAGCACACTGCAGGTGGACTTTTTGAACGATTGGGCAGCGGCCAAAGTACAGGCAACACTGCAAGCGGCTTACGGTACATCCGTAACTGCTTTGGTAGTGCCAGTTAAAGGCAACCCAACTACAACTATCAGCGCAACAAATCCGCTGTACACAGTATCTATTTTAATCAACAACCTAACACCAGTGGGTACAGGTGGGCCTGAGGATTACGCACGCTCATCTATGACTTTCACATGCACATCTGCAGTTGCATACGCAACTACAGGTACTTTCTAAGGGGCAAACAATGGCACGGCTAAAAATCGTAAGGGCTACTGGGGAAACTATCGTAAGTATTACCCCAGTGGTTGAGGTCGCGTTTGAAAAATATTCAGGTCAAGGCCTGTATAAGCAGTTGCGCGAGCATGAGAAAAACAGTGATCTTTACTGGTTGGCTCACAACGCGCTAATGCGTACAGAAGTAATACCGCCATTTGGGGATGATTTTTTAAACTCGCTTATCTCAGTTGAGGTAATCGAGGATGAAAACCCAAAAGGATAGATCGGGGCAGTTTTACATATTTGGTGGCATCACTTGCCATTGAGTTAAAAATTAGCCCCGATCAAGTCCTGGCAATGGATGAAGTTATGTTTAAAGCAGTACTGCAAGTACTAGGAGACAAAGCAAGGGAGCGTGCAAGTGCCAGTAAACATTACAGGCGTACAAGGCACACTTAAAGCCATGCGTAAATTTGACCCAGACTTAGCCAAGCAGATGAACACACAGATACGCGGCGCTATGATGCCTATACGCGACAAAGCCCGGGCATTTGCACCTGGCAATAGCGAGATGCTTAGCGGATGGACTACAGCCAATACATCGACCGCGGCAAGAGGCCATAGGTTTTTCCCTAAATACGATCAGAGCGAAACCCGAGACGGCATCGTTTATAGGCAGGGCGCTAACAATAAAGGCGAAATAGCAGGGGCAAAATTTAGGCGGCGTTGGCAGGTTGCTTACTTTATTGCTAACAATTCACCAGGCGGTGCAATCTTTGAGACATCGGGGCGTGTAAATCCAAACGGCAGGCCAGCATCTCGCATAGTTTCAAGCCGTCATAAATTGGAGTCGCAGCGTAAATACCGAGTAGCAAGCGGCACAACCAAAGATATGAACAGCCTAAACCCAAATGCAGGCCGTCAATTTTTAGCACCGCTTGGGCCGCTATACGGTAGCCGTGGCACGATCGACCCTAGATTTGGTAACACAGATCAGCGCGGCCGACTTATCTACCGTGCATGGGCTGAGGATCAAGGGCGCGCAGCACACGCAGTAAATCTAGCGATTAACATCGCAGTGGCTCAATTCAATGCCAAACACACAGCAAACGCGTATGGGATGGCCGCATAATGGCAAATCTAGTAGTTAGTGCAGTAGCCAAATGGAACGGCACAGCCCTTAAAAAAGGTGAGCGCCAACTTACCCAATTCCAAAAGACTACCAATATGTTGGCCAAGTCTTTTGCAGCGGCGTTTGCCGTGCGCAAAATTACTCAGTTTGGTAAGGCCGCCGTACAGGCATTTGCAGCCGATGAGAAGGCAGCCAAATCCTTATCCATAGCCTTACAAAATACAAATAATGGTTTTGCTGGTATTGCTACTGAAGGCTTTATTGCCAGGATGCAAAACACTTACAATGTGCTGGATGATGAATTACGCCCGGCATTTCAAACTTTACTTAATGCCACTGGATCAGTTACAACAGCGCAAAAAGGCCTGCAACTTGCTTTAGATGTATCGCGCGGCACAACAAAAGATTTGGCCAGCGTTAGCGGCGCATTAGCAAAGGGTTATTCAGGGCAAACTACAGCGTTGAGCCGACTTGGCGCAGGTTTAGATAAAACCATATTAAAAACTGGTGATATGGAGCAGATCACAGCGGCGCTTAGCGCAAGATTTAAAGGGCAAGGCCTAGCGGCAACAAAGACTTACGCAGGCCAAATGGATGCCCTTGCTGTTTCATCTGCCAATGTAAAAGAAATTATTGGCAAAGGTATATTGGATAGCATCTCGGCGCTTGGCGATGCTGATGGCATTACTAAAGCAACAGAAGAAATGGAAAAGTTTGCCCAAAGTTCATCCGATGCCTTGCTTGGCGTATCCTCATTATTTGGCAAGTTTAAAAACGAAACAAAAACTGGTGGTTTACTAGCCAAAGGTTTTAGCGCATTTATGAATAGTGGCTACCTTGCCAGCGTAGGCCGTGAGGAACGCCTAAAAAATGCGCCCTACTCCCCTACATCAATGTACTTTACAGTTGAGCAGGCCGAGCGTGCCAAACTCGTTGCAACTATCAAAAAAGAAAATCTGATAGTTAAAGAAAAAAACAAACTTAATGCCGCTGAGGTAGCCGAGAAAAAGAAGCAAGCCGAATTAGATGCGCTTAAAAAGAAGTTTGATGTAGACCGTATCAATTTGGAAACAGCCTTAGCAAATTCCAAAGATGAAGCCGAAAAGGCACGCATCCGTAGCCTGCTTACAATCATGGATGAGGATGCCAACAGCGCGGCCAAGCGCATGGCTGAGTTAGATAAGGCCAATGCAGTTAAGATGCAGGCAGAATACTTTGCCGCCGTATCCTTAAATAACTTGGCTGAGGCTGCACGGTTAGCCGCTATGGGAGTAAAAACTATTACGCTTGGTGGCGCTCCTATTCAGAATTTCCAAGCCAGCGCAATAGACCCAAGTACAGGCATCGCTAACCCGGTATTGGCACAGGCCACCATGATCGAGGCAGACCTAGCAGCCAAATTTGCCGATGAAGCGGCAACAATCGCTGAGACAATAGCCGATAGCAGCGAGCGAACACTATCTGAGTACCTAACCACAATTAGCGGATTGCGTACTCAAGTGCCTGGGTCATCGATGGGCGCAGTAAATAACATAACCATCAACACACCAGTGGGTAGCGAGGAAGTGCTAAGCGAGGCAGTGCAGCGCGTTATTCAAAAGTTAAACCGCATGGGCGATAATTTATCTTATGCAGGGGCTTTGTAATGGCAGTGCCAGTACTTACAGCAACAATTAACTTTTCAACTGGGCCAAGTTTTGCTCAGGCCATGATTTTAGGCACTGGCATTTTAGGCACAAACATTTTGGCAGATAGCGCATCGGTAATTGTAGATGTGTCTAACCAGATCGATGGAATAACTACACGGCGCGGGCGTAATGCTGAGGCCGATCAATTCCAAACAGGCACATGCTCACTTAGGATTGTGGATCAAAACGGCGATTTTAATAGTATGAACCCGAGCAGCCCCTATTTTGGACTTTTAGACCCTATGCGCAAATTACAAATAAGTGCCACACATAATGGCGTTACTTATCCTATTTTCAGCGGTTTTATCACTGGCTATCAAACCATTACACCGCAGGAGTCAAACGATAATGTGTCTTACTGTGTAATTACTGCCGTAGATGCTTTTAGACTTTTACAAAATGCCCAAATAACTACAGTGGCAGGCACATCGGCAGGCCAATTAAGCGGCACGCGGATCAATAAAATCCTAGATGAAATTAACTGGCCATCTGAAATGCGAGACATCGATGCCGGGCTAACAACAATGCAAGCAGACCCAGGCACACAGCGCACGGCCTTAGCAGCCTGCCAAACTGTAACCACTAGCGAGTATGGGGCGTTTTATGTAGATGCCACTGGATCGTTTGTCTTTCAGGATCGGGCGCTAACTTCATCAAGCGTGGCAGGTACGCCTACAGTTTTCACCGATAATGGATCGCCTGGTTTGCTTTACTTTGATGCAGCCTGGGTGCTAAACGATGTGCTTATTTACAATCAAGCCAACATAACCCGAACAGGTGGCACTACCCAGGTATCTACAGACCTTGCATCGGTGGCTAAATACTTTTTGCATAGTTACACCCAAACCGACCTTTTAATGCAGACCGATGCCGTGGCCTTAGATTATGCCCAGGCTTATGTTGCTAGCCGAGCCGAAACAACGGTTCGATGCGATGCCATCGTGCTAGACCTTTACACAGAAAACTACGATGCAGGCATAGCCGCTGCACTGGGTCTAGATTATTTTGACCCAATTACTGTTACTACTAGCCAGCCCGGTTCATCGACACTATCAAAAACCCTGCAGATTTTTGGCGTGGCTATGACGATTAACCCGAACAGGTGGCGAGTAACATTTACCACACTAGAACCTATTATTGATGGATTTATTTTGGATTACAGCGCGCTCGATGTCGGCGTGCTGAGTTACTAAGGAGATGTAAATGGCTACCTTCCCAAGCAAGGCTAACTATGTTACTGGCGAGGTTTTAACCGCGACCAATATGAACGATATTGGCGAGGCTATTAACCTGCTCGATGGCGCTCAATTTGCAGCGGGCGTTAATAAAATAATTAACGGTGATTTTGCAATAAATCAAAGAGCCTTTACTAGTACGACAACTACAGGCACTTATGGTTTTGACCGCTTTACGTTGATAACCGCTGGTGATGGCAGTACAACATATAGCGCCCAAACCTTTACTCCAGGTGCAGCACCAGTAGCAGGATACGAGGCCGCTAATTACGCCCGCCTAGTAACTACTGGGCAGACAAGCGCGACAGTTAGAAGTTCAATAAATCAGTTTATTGAAGATGTAAGAACTTGCGCAGGGCAGACAGTAACTATTTCCTTCTGGGCAAAGGCGGCTTCTGGAACTCCAAAGGTAGCAGTTGAAATGCGCCAAGATTTCGGTTCTGGCGGTTCTACTGCTGTGAACACTTATGCAGGGCAAGTTACACTTTCGACTTCTTGGACTCGTTACTCTGTAACCGTTGCAGTACCGTCAATTAGCGGAAAAACTATTGGCACTTCTAGCACTTTAGTCTTATTGCTTTATGTGTCTGCAGGAACAGATTTTAACTCTAGAACTGGGACTCTAGGTATTCAAACTGGAACTTTTGATTTCTGGGGCGTACAGGTTGAAGCCGCACAAACTGCTTCAAACTTCCAAACTGCAACAGGCACAAAGCAAGGCGAATTGGCTGCTTGCCAGAGGTATTACATACGCTGGAACGGCTCAGAAGGTGCTAACTCAATTATTGGAACAGGCTTACCTAGTAGCGCAGGCGCTGGTCGAATTGTAATTCCGTTGCCAGTAACGATGAGAACTACACCTGCAACTCTTGATTACAGCACCTTGGCAATTAACTATGTAAATGCTCAAGTAGCAATTACAACAGCAACGATTTCAGGTTCAGGATTAGCAAACCCTAGAACAGCGGGAATTGAGTTTTCAGGCGCTTCAGGATTAACCGCTTATTGGTCGGTAACGCTGGTAATAAATAACTCAGCATCAGGATATCTAGGACTAGGAGCGGAACTCTAAATGGAAAAAGTTTCTTTCATCGATGTTATTGACTCAATAACTGAAGCAGTAACAGAGCACGCAATTATTGACCGAGGAAATGGCGAGTTTACGTCGATGACCAAAGCCCATTACGAGGAATTAGAAGCGGCTAAGGCCAATGCTAACCAGTTATAACGGCTGGCCTGCTAGTAAAGATCAGGCCGAGATAGGCGTAAAGCCATTTGCGATTAAAGGCACGGCTATTAAAATCCGCTGCGCTAAGGATGCCGGGCCACTACTTGCTGCATTTGCTGCAGAATTCCATGAACTAATTGAGCCGATCGATGAAGGCAAATTAGATGATTGGGCGTATGCCTTTCGCATGGTACGCGGTACAACAGACAAACTATCGTGCCACAGTAGCGGTACAGCCATTGACCTAAATGCCACACAACACGCGCTAGGCAAGATCGGTACATTTCCAGCGGAAAAAGTGCCAATGATCCGCGCCCTGGCTAAAAAATACGGTCTTACATGGGGCGGCGATTACCGCAACCGTAAGGATGAGATGCACTTTGAGGTATCCATTAATCAAGAGCAAGCAAGAAAACTAACCAAAAAATTAGGGCTAGACGGAGACAAAAATGCAGGAGCAAATTAAAGCAATAGCATTAAGTTATGGCCGCGCAGCGGTAGCAGCCGTGGCTGCGCTTTACATGGCAGGTGTAACTGATCCACGCACACTAGCCAATGCCTTTATTGCAGCCGCAATAGGGCCTGCACTAAAAGCCATCGACCCAAAAGCGAAAGAGTTTGGAATAGGCCGTAAGTAATGCACAAACTGATAGGGGCGGTAATCCTTTCGCTGCTCCTATCAGGGTGCGGCTATCAAGGATGGGTGAGATATGAGTGCCAAGAGTACGAAAACTGGGCAAATGCTGAGTGCCAGCCGCCTGCCTGCGAGGTGGTGGGTACATGCACCCGGGATTTACTCCCAAAAGAAGTATATGAAGCGCCTAACACCTGAGCAGTTACATGCCAGGCTAATTGTCTTTATTGGTTGTACCCTGGCATTGGTATTTGCTTTTAGCGTATTGGGCATGCTTTATGCCCTTATCTTTGTAACTCAACCTATTGGCAACCAAGCGCCTAATGATCGGGCGTTTATAGATTTACTTACTACGCTAACGATATTTTTAACAGGTAGTTTAGGTGGCGTACTGGCTAGTAACGGGCTTAAATCTAAGCCTAAACAACAGGATGAGGAAATAAAACCTTAGACTTTGGCGTGTCTAACCTTGCTTTATGTCGGTGCTGCGCTTTACCCTTTTAGTAATGGTTGGAAGGCCAGGATAAAACTAAACTAAGGGGCTAAAATGGATATGGAAATGTTGTTTGCGTGGGCTATGTTGTACACGCTAGGTGTAGCGGTTGTCTTTTACTCAATGGGAGTAACGGCAGGCCGTAAGGATGGTTATTTGCGTGGTCGCGCTGCAGGTATGCGCATAGGCGCAGATCGCCGGGTGTCTCAATGATTAACTTTGATGAATATGAGGATGTAAACGCTCGCATTAAGCGGTTCAGAGCAGCACATCAAGTTGGCCGCATTGAAACCGACATTGTGGAGTGTGATCTCGTTAAGGGTTACATCCTGGTACGCGCTCGCATTTATCGTGAGCATGAGGATATTGTGCCAGCCGCCGTGGATTACGCCTTTGGCCGTCAAGACTTTTACCGCGAAAATATGAAGCGTTGGATGGTTGAGGACACAGTTACATCGGCCATTGGCCGTGCCATTAGCCTACTTATGCCAGTGGAAGCCCGGGCAACTAAGCAAAACATGGAGCAGGTAGAAAATGCTCCAATCGTGGATGTTTGGGCAACCGTGCCTGCCACTGAAGGTAGTGCCGTATCGATTGGCTCAGCCGTTGAAATGCTTAAAACGCAATTAGGTGGTGAGATCACCGAAACCGTGCCCACATGCTCACATGGTCGGCGCATCTGGAAAGAAGGCGTAAGCAGCAAAACTGGCAACGCCTACAAAGGATGGGTTTGTGCTTCTCCTACAAAGCCACAATGCCCTGCAGAGTGGGTGAAGTAATGAGCGATCGCGCCTTTATGAACAGCATAAGGCAGTTGGAGTTTGCCGTGTCCATGATTGAAATGGTCTTAAAGCAGGCACATGAGGATGATAAAACATCCCTAGAATTTAGTGCCATCCGCATGAGTACCAATGCCATCCTGAACCAATCAGAGGATAAAGATAAATGCCTGTTGCGTATACATCAACGCTTAAACAAAATCATTAGCGAGGTAAAGCCAAATGGGTGAATTTGAGATAATTAACCTAAATACAGGCAAGCGCCTACGCGTTGAAAAAGACGGCACGGAATTGCGCGATGAGGTTGTACCGCCTGCAATCGAGTGGTGCGACAAAGGCCAGCATTTTGCACCCAAACTACATGGCCAAGATGTGTACAACACCTTATGGATTTGCTTGGCCTGCCAACAATGAACCGCGTGGTGCTTGATTACGCGCAAGAGATTGAGGCACATCAAGTGGGGTTTGCCCGAGTTTACGCCCTAAAAGGCCGCCCCGATCATCCAGGCAGGTTTAACAAAGGCATTAGCCTGCATGAATTCATAGGTGAAAACGCTGAGGCTGTAGGTGCTGAGATGGCTGTGGCTCAATTCTTTGGGCTACGCAACTTTAAACCTACGCTCAACACCTTTAAAAACGAAGCCGATGTAGGTAGCAGGCTTGAAGTCAAATGGACTAAGTACGACAACGGCAGCCTGATAATAAACAAGACCGATAGGCAGCAAGATGTGGCCGTGTTGGTTACTGGTCGCAGCCCAGCGTATTACATAGCAGGTTGGATACCTGTGAGCATGGCTAGGCAGGCCTGTTTTCACCATAAAGGCCAGGATAATTACTGGGTTACGCAGCGCGACCTATTCCCCATTAGCGACCTAAGGAGTAGCACACATGGCAACAGCATTGATTAAATGCCGCGTTTGCAAACAAACACAAAAACATAAAATAGTAACGATCACCGACAACCTGCCGCCCGATGTGCATGTGTTGGAGTGCATGGGCTGTGGGGTGTTAGGTGTTATGCGCATTGATGTAGACCCTGAACCTGAGCCTGACCCTAATCAACTCATGGATTGGATGCACACTTGCCCATGTGGTTATTCTCTTAAATCTGCTTATGGCTTCTTAACCCAAAAAGAAATACACCGCATGTTGGCATCTCATATTAGGTCTATGCACATGCCTGTGGATAACAATGGCTAAGGGTAAATACATAAGATGCCAAATCCATGAGTGGGATTGGGCTATGTACTGCCGTAAAAAGGGCGATTGGATCAGTTACATTGATGAACAGCACCCGGAAACAGGCGATATGTACAGGAGTTACTACTTGGTGTGCAAATCACATTGGGATTGGCTAGGCAGGCCAAAGTCTATGCACAACCTGGACTACGACATTTGGGTGAACAACCTATGAAACGGTATTTGACTAGGGTGCTACGCTTTGGTCGCGCTTGCGAGCCGCAACTGCGGATGGCTCGCCTGCGACTCACTACGCTATTGGGGGCGCTTACTGTTTTCACAGCGGCTTCTACAATACCTGCATATTCAAACGATACTGAATTATATAAGTTATATGCACACATGAAAGTACTAGATGATAAGCAGTACAGATGCTTGGTTATATTGTGGCGTAGTGAAAGCAACTGGCGGCCAACAGCCCGGAATAGCAAAAGCAGTGCATTTGGTATACCTCAACTGTTAAAGATGAAAGAGACTAATCCATTTAAGCAGATAGATTTAGGCCTTAAATATATAAGTCATAGGTATTCTGGTGATACATGTAAAGCATTGGCTCATCATAAAAAGCGAGGTCATTACTAATGAGTACCAAAGCAGGCAACCATCGAGGCAAGACAGCCTACAAAAAGGCTAGGTTGATGGTGTTAAGGCGAGATAACTACACATGCTTCTACTGCCAGGGTGAAGCCAACCAGGTGGATCATGTCGTGCCTTTGGCAATCGATGACTCATTACACAACGCTATTAATATGGACAACTTAGTAGCCTGTTGTGGTGATTGCAATAGGCGTAAAGCAGCCAAGCCTATGCGTGTTTTTTTAGCCACTACGCCTAC